GTTCGATGAAAACGTGATAGACTCGCCGCCGTTCTTTCATTCCCCGGAGGAAGAACTCATGTCCTTTCCTGAAGAAACGATCTTAGAAATCGCCTCGACTCCTGGAATGGGAACGTGTTGTTCCTGTGAAGGAGAGGATCCTGTTCCGATCATCTTCGTCCTCCTGCCGAAACGAAGTCCGATTCCCGGCCGTGGATGGGGCTGTGTCGTGTGTGATCTTCCGAACGACGGAGCCGTCGCCGTCATCTGTCACCATTGTCTCGAAGCTCCGATTCGATTCGCGTGTCGAGGATATCCGAGAACGGACGGACGGATTCCGATCGAAGAGTTGACGGAAGACTTCGAACACGATCTCTCGAAACATCCGGAGGAATGATGGCAACGATCGACAAAGAACTCGCCTTCGAGATCATCGCCGCGAATGGATACTTCCTGGATGATCCTCGTGTCGTCCGCGTCGTCAAATATCAGAATCAATTCGGCGGCGAATCCTACGCCGTGATTTACACGGGCGAAGATCGTGATCGGTATCACAAGTCTCCTGCCTGTCGTGATGTCGTGATCGTCTGGGAGGCGAAGTCTTGAGATCAGACGAAGAATTGAAACGACTCGCGATCGACGTCCACGCCGGACGGATCTTCACGAATCTCGACGTCCCGGACGGAATGACACTCGATCTTGTCTTTCCTGGACTGATCTTCCTCGACGACGAACAACGTCAGAAACTCCGCGACGAGAAGCCGTATCTCCTGTTCGAATACATGACGAAGGCCGGTCCGATGTCGATCAACGGATTCCCGACGTTCACGTCTTTCCAGTGGCTCCGAATGGAGGAGACGGAGAAACTCCTCGACTACGTCATGAAGATCGACGCCGCAATCAAGGAGATCTGATGACTCATCGAATCCGCGAACAATGGGACTCATATCGTCGAGAAGTAATTCCGAAGGACGCACACGACGTCCAGATCGTCGAGAGTCGACGAGCGTTCTATGCCGGAGCGGCCGCGTTGTTACGGATCCTCGTCGATCTCGATCCAGGAGACGAGCCGACGGAAGACGATCTCCGGAAAATGGACGAGATCAATGAGGAAATCGATTCGTTCAAACGAGACGTCAAAGGAGGACGAGCGTGACAAAGTAAAGATTTTGTTTGCTTTCCTCCGCATTCTGTGCGAGTAGTGTCTTCTGTATTTCCTGTCTTTCCTGTTAATTCCGTTTCTCCTCTCGAACGTTCCCCGGCGTCGACGGAGTCCGAAGTCGTGCCGAGGATCCTCGATCAACTCAAAGACTACGTCCAAGACTCAGAGACAGAGACGACGCCTGTCGTCGATTCTCTCGGAGACGTTGTGTGTGTCTTCTGTGGCGGATTCGGCCGTCCGGGAACGATCTGTGTCTGTGGACGAATCGATCTCCGTGACGACGAAGACTTCGAGGACGACGTGATGATCCAGGAGTCGCGAGATGTTTGAACGTGTCCGGGAACAGCTCTCGAACTGGATCCGTCCTCCTCGACCGGAACAACGTCAGGCGTTGATCAAGTTCTCCTCGTCTCTTCCGTCTGGAATCGGAAACGTGTTCACGGACTATCGTTCAGGAACACGACTCGGACGATTGATCGGACACTATTCGGACGAAGTCTGGGTGTATGTCGCCGTCTCGAAGGTCGCTCAGTCGGCCGCGTCCGTTCCTCTTCGAGTCCGTCAAGGAGGACACGAGGACGACGAGGAGTCGGAGATCATCACGGACGGTCCTCTCTTCGAACTCCTCGATCATCCGAATCCATTTCAGTCTCGATTCGACTTCGTCGAACAACATCAGACGAGCCTCGATCTCGTCGGAGAATCGTTCATCCTCCTCGATCGCGGACAGTCCGGGAAAGGAACTCCGACCGCGATGTTCGTCCTTCCGATTTACGACGAGGAGACGATGACAGTCGTCGGAGGAAAGACGCTCCGTCCGGACGGTCCAGTCGACGGTTATGTCTATAACCTCTCCGGCGAAAAATACACGTTCCTTCCGGACGAGATCATTCATGTCCGATATACGAACCCGTTGAATCCGTTCCGAGGACTCGCCCCTCTTCGTGCGGCCGCGCTCTCTGTCGAGTCTGACCTGATGGCTCAACAATACAACGCCGCGTTTTTCACGAACTCGGCCGAGCCGAGAGGACATTACGAAGTCCAGGACGGAAACTTGACGGAGCCTCAGAGGAAGAGATTTCAGGCGATCATCGAGGCACGTCATCGAGGATATAAGAAAGCACATCGTCCTCTCATTCTGACCAACGTGAAATGGGTCTCGACTCAGCTCAGTCCGAAGGACGCGGAGTTTCTCGAACAGAGGAAGTTCAGTCGAGAGGAGATCATCGCGATTTACGGAGTCCGTCCTGTCGTCGTCGGACTCCTCGAGCACAATCCACAGGCGAACGCCGAGATCCAGTGGCGCGACTTCTGGACGGCGACGATGATGCCGAAGATGACGAAACTCACGAACTCCTTGAACTCGGAACTCGCTCCGATCTTCGGAGAAGAGTTGTCGATCGAATGGGACTTCTCGAAGATCGGTCCTCTCCAGGACAACTATTCCCAGAAAGTCGCGGACGCGGAGAAACTCAGCAAGATCGGCTATCCGCTGAACATGATCAATCGTCGGCTGAATCTCGGATTCGAGGACGTTCCGTGGGGCGACACGGCCTTCATCAGTCCTCTCCTTGTTCCGATCACGGATGTTGTCCAGTCGAACGGAAACGGAAACGGAAACGGACACAAGAACGGATCTCGCGTGTCACTCCTCGGACACGGAGAGAATGTGTCGCACGTTGCCGGACTTCTTCCGGAGTTCCGGGGAATTCCGATCGAGGACCGAAAACGTGCGACACTTCATTCCTTCGTCATCCGGTCGGCGCGACACGAACGAGCCGCCGAGAGAAAGATCCGCGACTTCTTCCACGTCCAGGAGAAGAGGACGCTCAAGAATCTCCGAAGTGACGAAGGAACTCGTTCGATCGAGGAAAGTCGTGCCGCCGTGAAGGACACGAAAAAACCGGCCGGCATCAACATCTCTGTCGTCTTCGACGTGAAGGAAGAGACACAGGAGATGCAAGAAGACGTCACACGACCGATTCTCCGGAAGACAGTCGTCGACGAGATGTTGACGTTCATCGCGTCGATGAAGATGTCCGAGGACGACTTCGACTTCGTCAGTCCGTCCGTTCTGAAATTCCTCGGAGAACACTCCTTCAAGGACGCGAAGAACATGACAGAGACGACTCGTGATCTTCTCGTCGGCGAATTCACGGAGGCACTCGGAGCCGGAGAGACGATCAAGGAGATCTCCGACCGAGTCGAACGAGTCTTCGACGAACGACGATCGTCGTCCGAAACGATCGCGAGAACTGAAGTCATCAAGGCGTCGAACTTCGGAAATCAAGAGGCGGCCGTTCAAGCCGGAATGTCGACGAAGTCCTGGATCTCGTCACGAGACGGAGATCGAGTCCGGGAGGAACATCAGGAGATCGACGAAGAGACGACGGACGATCCGATTCCAGTGACGAGTCCGTTCCGGCTGTCGGACGGATCGGAGTTGATGTTTCCTGGAGACTCATCTCTGGGCGCGGATCCTGGACAAGTGATCAATTGTCGATGCACGACGCTTTACTTTTTCGAGGAGGAGAAATGACGGAGTCGATCGTTTATCGCGAGATGATGGCATCTGAGATCCGTGACGTCGACGACAAGGAACGGAGTTTCTCTCATCCGATCTCGGACGAGACAGTCGACGGACATGGATCGATCATCAAAGTCGACGGATGGGATCTCAAGAGATTCAAGGCGAATCCGATCGTCCTCTTCGCTCATGACTCCTGGAGTCTTCCGATCGCACGTTCAACGAAGATCTGGAAAGAGGACGGACGACTCATGACGAGGACACAATTCGCCGGACTTGATCAACTCCATCCATTCGCGGAGACGGCGTTCAAACTCGCGAAAGACGGATTTATCCGAGCGTGGAGTGTCGGATTCAGAGCGAAAGAACGGACACGTCGAGAGGACATCGACGAGGACGAACATCCGGTCGACCCCTACGTCTACACGAAACAGGAACTCATGGAGTATTCCCTCGTTCCGATTCCGTCGAATCCGAACGCGATCCTCGACGCGAAACGTTCCGGACAAGACGTCTCTCCGGTCCTCCAGTGGTTTTCTCAACACGAGAAGATCCGGACTTTCTACACGTCGAGAGGAGTCGAGTTCGAGGATCCTCTGGACGAAGAGATCGAACAGGAACTCCTGTCACTGATCATTTCGGAGAACGTCCGTTGACGGAACGAAAAGAAGTTCGTTGTCCGGACTGTGGACATCTTCTCTTCAAAGTCGACGAGGAACACGTCGAACACAGACACAAGTGTCGAGGAGAAGGAAACGCAAAAGTGTTGAAGGAATATTCCTTCAAAGATAAGAGGATCGTCGAATCCCGGAGACGTGTATGAATGGAAAAACAGGAAGTCGCAAAAAACGAAATGCTCTCCGAACTCCGGGCGATTCGAGAGGCTCGCGAACGAGGAGAGAAAGTCGATCATCGAGTTGGAGTCCTGGAAGAGAAGATCGATAAACTCGCGGCCGTTCTTCCTCCGGATCCGAAGAAGATCGCACAGGACGAGGAGTTTCAGAAACAAGTCGACGCGATGGTCGAACGACAACTCAAGGCGGCAAAAGAAGCCGACAAGGAACGCGGCCGGATCAACGGAAAACTCGTCGACGCGACCGGATTCACGTTCGAACAGAGACAACTCCTCGGAACACGAGAACTGGAAAGGTACTACGACGCGTCGACAGTCGGACGGATCCGGACTCTCCAGGAACTTCAGGACGAAGCTCTCCTCGTCGGATTCATTCTTCACGAATCCGCGAAACGCGCACAGACCACGAACGATCCTCAGCCGACGAACTTCATCAAACAGACACGCGCCTATAAGCAACTCATGAAGTATCGGGCGATGGACACTCTCACGGCGTCCGAAGGTCTCGAATGGGTGCCGACTGAATTCTCCGGACAACTCTTCGACGTCGTCGCCGTCTCGCTGAAAGTCGCCGGACTCTTCACGTCGATCACGATGCCGACTCCTGTGTTCAAACTTCCTGTCGCGACAACGGACGACATCGCGTTCCTCGTTCCGGAGAACATCACGGACGCGTTTCTGAACGACGCGAACAAGATGCCGACGATCACTCCAGGAACAGGAAATGTCACGTTGACGGCGAAGAAACTCGGCGCTCTCACAGTCTTCTCCGAGGAGATCAACGAGGATTCGATCATTGCGATCGTTCCGTTCCTCCGGATGAAACTCGGAAACGCGATCGCGAACGCAATCGAGAGAGCGATCATCGACGGAGACATAGCCGCAACACACATGGACTTCGACGTCACGAACGCCTCCGATGCGAGAAAGGCATGGAACGGACTCCGGAAGGACGCGATCTCGTCCGCGACGACTTACGACGTCCAGGTCGCAGTCGGGACAACGGAACCGGCCGGAGCGTTAACTGTCCAGGACTTCCTCCGTCTCCGAGGACTTCTCGACGAAGCCTATGCGGAGAATCCGGAAGATCTCGTCTATGTCACGTCGGCCGCGACTGCGATCAAGATCCTTCCGGCTCCTGAATTGATCACGGTCGACAAACTTGGACCGAACGCGACCATCATTCGAGGACAGATCGGAACGATCTGGGGAACTCCGGTCGTGACGTCGAAGTATGTCCGGATGAATCTGGCCGCGACTGGAGTCAACACGTCGGCCGGTCCGAATACTTTCGGAACGATGCTTCTCGTGAATCGCAACGGATGGATTCTCGGGAATCGTCGAGGAGTGACGATCAAGTCGGCGGAGGCGATCTGGAGTGATCAAGCTCTAATGGCCGTGACCTGGAGAGGAGATTTCCAGAAACTCCGAGTCGGAAAAAAGGTGACGTCGTCCGGAATCAACGTTCCGCTATAGACGTCGAGTCGAAGAGAGGACTGTCTCCATTTCCTCCACAGGTGCAGGAGGGAAAGATCGAAACTGATTTGGGGGGAAGATTCGATCGGAGACAGTCCTCCCTTCTCATGGTTCATAAAACAAACAAACGTTATCCAAGGAGGAAGGAAATGGTCAGAATCAAGAATCTGGGTTCAGTCGGAGCACTCGTTGCTGATACAGAACTAAATCCGGGTGCGACTTCGGAGGACATTGATCCGATTCTCGCCCGAAGACTCGTCGCGGAGTCGCGCGGCGCTCTCGCGATCGCGCCGGAACGAGAACACACGCCGGAGGAACTTGAACACGCGGACGAGAAACCACAGCCGGATCGGGAAGAGCCAGTCATCGAGCCTCAGAGGAATCTCCGCGAAGAACTCGACGAGGAGGGAAGTCGTAAAAAAAAACCGGGCCGAAATCTGTCCGACGAATAAAACGAAGGACAAAGAAGACGTATAAAGACCGGATGCTGACGTCCAGGATCCGGAGAGGAAAGTAGGAATGCCGATTCTCTCGATGGGGACAAACATCACGGACGAAGTCGAGTCAGCTCTGAATCTGACGACTCCAGTCGACAACACGACTCAGGAAGGCGCGTTGATCGAACGGATCGTTCGAGCCGCCGAGTCGTTCGTGAAGAAGGAGACAGGACGACAATTCGAACGAGTGACGATCGTCGGAGAGACTTATGACATCGCGCCCGGAACACAGGATCTTCTCCTGTCGGATCGTCCCATTGTCTCCATTGAGTCTATCGGAGAAGTCTGGAGTCGGAACTCGGACGGATCGACGACAGTCGATGTCTTGACTTCTGACGAATATCTCATCAATAGCGAATCCGGAATCGTGTCACTCGTCTCCGGAAACTTCACTCCTGGACGACAGAACATCGTCCTCGACTGGACTGTCGGATATACGCCGCAAGAGATCGCGACGAACGCGGACGATGAAATCCGGATCCTGAAGCAACTCTGTCTCTCGATCATTCAAAACTGGTACAACAAGAACAAAATCGGGACACAGGCGGCGACGATCTCCTTCGGCGACGAATCCGCGACTCTTACGTTCGGACTCACGGACGACGAGAAGCGTCTCCTGAATCTTTTGAGACTCTGACGAATGGCATCCTTTTTCAAGACACAGGAACAGGCGATCACGAGCGTCCATAACGCGATCGTTCGAGGACTCCAGAAAGGCGCTCAGATCGTCCGGAATAACGCGATTCTGAACGTCACAGGGATCGTCTTGAATCGTGACACGGGACGCCTCGCCTCCTCGATCGCGACGAGAGTCTCTCCGGCCGGAGGAGGAGGATTCCTCGACGTCGGAACGCAAGTCAAATACGGCGGATATTGGGAACGAGGATTCTTCCGATTCGGAAAACACTATCGTCGACAGTGGCTCCGTCCGGCCGTCGAGAAGTCTCTTCCTCAAGTGACTCGTCTCGTCGAAGGCGAAGTCGCGAAAGAAGTGAAGAACACGTTCGGACGTTCTGTCGTGATCAATATCAAAGTGGCGTGATCCATGTCATCAGTCGAAGAGATCTTCATCGATCAACTCAAGACTTCTCTGGATTCGCTCGTGACGGACGGAGTCATCAAACGAGTCTATACGGAGCCGGTCGGAGTGATGTCGGCGAAGGAGTTTCCGTTCGTGTTTCTCTGGATCGCGCCGGACGACGAATACGACATCGAAGCCGCTCCTCCACAGGCGAGAGTCACAGGACGATTCCTCGTGACGATCATCCTCCGGCGAGAGACAAATTACGCACTCAGAGAACTCGTGTCATTGAAGGCGAAGATCCGGAATCGGCTCATGATCGACTACCACTCGTCACAATGTCAGGCGTTGATCATGACACTCCGATCTGATCAGGACAGTCGAGTCTCGAATCTCAGTTTCGAAGACTTCGCGAAGACGACGATCGCAATCAACTATCACGGAATCGACAGATTTTCGGAGAATGGAATCAATGCCTAAGATCGTAAATCGAGGAGATGTCGAGCGACAAGTCGGCCCGTTCCGGCTCGTCAAGGATCAACCGCAAGAGATCAGTCACGAACTCGCGGACGAATTGAACCGGACGCCGGAACGTCTCCAGGAACTCGGACTCGAAGTGATCCTCGAGCCTAGTTCGAAGTCGGAACGATTCGATCGTCTTCATAAGAAATAGGACAATCCAGGAGGAGAGTGAACGATGCCGTATTCACAGAGTCGAATGGAACGTGTCTATGCGGCCGAGGAGACGACGTTCGGAGTCATGAAGCCTCCGGTCGCGACGGACGCTTTCCGAGTCGCGAATCCTGGACCGACGATGAAGGCGGAACAGGCAGTCGTCCGGGCGAACGAGAAGACAGGAAGCCGGAGTCAGAGTCCGTCTCTTCGATGCGGATCGATCTCCGGAACGATCACTCTTCCTCTGTATGTCGAGCCGTCCGGAACTCCTGGAGTCGCTCCGGATGGAAAGGCGCTCTATAAGAACTTGATGGGGAAAGAGACGATCGTCTCGACGACTGTCACGACCGCGACGGATGCGAGTCACATCACACTCGCGTCTCCGACCGGAATCAAGGCCGGAACGATCCTCGGAATCGGAGCCGAGATGCGTCCTGTCGGATCGATCGCCGGAAACATCGCGACAATGGCCGTTCCGTTTTCGACGACTCCTGCCGGAGCGGCGGTCGTGAAAGCCGTCGTCTATGAACTCCAGGATCCTCTCCCGTCGACGTTGTCCGTTTATTCCTACATCCAGGAATGGCCGCACGTTTCCGTGGGGACTGTCTTCAATCAAGGAGTCTTCTCGTTCGTCGATGAAGTTCTTCATCTCGAACTCACAGGAATCGACACGGACGTCCTCGACGCCGCGATTCCGACCGAGCCGACTCCGATTTATTCCGGATTTCCTCTCGCGAGAGGATGCGGGAAAGTCTACATCAACGGAGTTGTCGCGAACGTCCTGGAGTTCACAGTCACAATCAATAACGGCGACGAAGCTCGTCAGATTCCGATCGGATCTCAAGTGACGTCCGGGATCTCTCGTGGCCTTCGAGTCGTCACGGACACGTTCACAGTCTATTTGACGGACGTCACGAAAGACTATTACGCGATCGCGAAGAACAGAACGAATCAACCGCTCTTCGTTCAGATCGGAGACGTCGCGGGGAAACTCTTCTCGATTTATCTTCCTCAGAGGACACTCAACACTCCTGATCTCGACAAGACTCCTCCTGAGATTCAGATGCAATTCTCCGGAGAATCCTATGGATTCGCGGCCGAGGAAATGGTGATCGCCTTCGGGTAACAGGAGAGAACGAATGGATCACAAGTCGACAATTGAATTCCGATCGAAGACTCATCCGGACGTCCGGTTCACGATCCGAGTCGTCTCGTTCGGACTTCGCCGCGATTATTCGAAGATCGTCGAACGGATCCGGCGAAACTCAGAGACGAACGGATCCGGACTGGAATATGACATTGCGCTCGCCGCGTGGAATCTTCTGATCAAGGACTTCGACGGACTCACGATTGACGGAGAGAAGCCGACGATCGAGAAGTTCTTCCTCGAAGGACCGGAGGATCTTCTGATCGAGATCGTTCCGGTCTTGAATAATCTCGTCGAGGAGTTGAGATCCGGAGACGGAGCTGACGAGGCGACGATCGCGAAAGCACGTCACGCAATCGAACAAGCCGAGGAGAGGATTCGAAAAAGAAAAAACTCAGAGCCGCCGTCCTCTATCACTTCACAGGAGGAGTCCATCCCGACTGCGGCCGATGTGAAGAGGACTCCGACGAAGGACGTCGAATCCGAGAACGAAGAAATTGCCGAGGAGTTGACTCCTTTCTAGAACCCGTTGAGTCACTCGGGAAGACACGTTCCGGATTCTTTCGTCTCATCCTCCATCAATGCGCGATCACGTTCATCACGGAAGAATCTTGGGACTCCTTAGAACTCTTCCTCCTTTATCGCGACTTTCATCAATTCCCATTCCCCGGAACAGTCCTCGAACAACCGGCGACAATGATCGACTCGTTCCGGATCTTCCTGTCGGAACTCGAAGCCGTCTTCGGTCCAGACCGACCGGCGACATACGGAGAATTGATCGATCTCGTCTCCTCCGTGTATGGATCGAGGAAGTAAAAGACCGGACGTCCTGTGACAAGGCTCCTGTCGAGATCTCTCGTCCTGGACGATCTGGCGAGAGTTTTTCCGTCTCCTGAGAGGATAAATGGCCGAAGACGTAAAGATCCGAATAACAGCCGAGGACAAGGCGTCCGTTCCGATCAAGAACGTCGTCAAGTCTCTCGGAGGACTTGAGACTGGGGCGAAGGACGTTCAGAACGCACTCAAAGGACTCGTCTCCGGATCCGGAGGAATTCCTGGACTGATCTCGTCAATGTCGTCTTTGACGAATGTCGCGTCCGGAGGAGTCGGAGTTCTGGCCGGATTCGGAGGCGCGGTCGTCGGAGTTGGATCCGCTCTCGCGACGATGGCGATTCAGGCGGCGAACGCAGTCGAGGAACTCGAAAATATGTCCTCGATGACAGGGATCGCCGCGTCCGATCTTGAGGCACTCCAGAGAATCGCGGAGGACGCCGGACTTGAGACAGGATCTCTCGGACGATCTCTCGGAATGTTGAATCGACAACTCGCGTCCGGAGAAG